ACCGCGAACGCCTCAAACTCTTTCGGCACTTCCCCGTAAAATAGAATATCAACCGCCCACTTATCGCTAACAACTGCGGGGGTTTTGACCTCCATTCCATCAAGAACGGCGGGGGTAATTACAATAAATCCCAATTCAACAACTGCACAATCAACCCAACTTTGGACTTTTGCCCCGTCGGGAGTGGTTGTAGTTTGCTCTATTAACTTGCGAAGGGTTGCCCATTGTGTAGGGGTAAACTCGAATTTTAAAAAGGTTTTCATAATCTGCCTAAAAATTGTACATTGGTTGGTAGTGTATTGAGTTGGCGCATATATCGTAATTTCTTAATTGTAACGCCCATAATTTCTTTGGCTTGTTCTTGGCAATAATTAACGCCATCAATTAAATAGAATACATTGCGTGATGTGTTACGGCTTTGCTCGGTATTGGTTGCCCATCTGCAATTTGCTTTTGAATAATTCGCATTGTTATTGATGCGGTCTAATGACATATTTTCGGGGCGGTGTCCCATATCCTCCAAAAACAATTCAAAAGATTCCCAACGCTTATCGTATGTGATGCCTTTATTGAAATAACTATTCGCCCTATTTGTTGTAGGGGTGTTGCATCTCTCCTTCATTTTGCACCAACTTTTGTATGTTGGGGTTTTTGTGAATCCGTGTGATTTCATATTATAACGAAGTTAGCGAAGCCAATTCAGAATTTGACAACCTTGTAGGAAATAAAACAACTTGGTTTATTGAATCATTATAACTAAAATTTCCCGAATCGTCATTGCCTATAATCACTTGACTACAAGTCGGCACAGTTCCACTTGAATCCGTTCCTATTTGTACTCCATTGATGTAAAAAGCAAAGTCATTTGATGCGTATGCAAGTGCTATTTTATATCTACCATTTGCAAGAGTAGAACTAATTATTGCCGCTTGTTGCCCCGCACTTGTATAAACTTGACCCACCAAATCATTGGTACTTCTAAAATATAATTGTATAAAATTATTCCCCGAACCTACAAAAATAGGGATATTGTAATTTTCACTTTTTTGCGTTCGGTTAATATCTAAAAACAAAACTCCACTTGTCTGTCCTATCAAACTACTAATCCCCGTCTTGCTACAAGCATCCGCCACCCTTGTGGCACTTGCTGATGTGGTTGGGATGTAGGATGTGGGGTAAGATGAGACTTCGAGTTGTGCGCCGTAAATAAATATACCATAACCGCTAACTCCTTGATAAATGTAATTACTACTTGTAATTGCTGGTCCATTTACATAATAACCCGTTCCGCTTGAACTACAAGTTGTAGTAATGCTACATCTATACCATCCATTACCCATATTTTGAATGGCACTGGTTACCCCACTTGGGGTTGAAACAACAACGCCATCTTGCAAATCAAAAAATGTATCACCCGCGTTTAATATCGCCGTTCCAAAACTCAAAAAACAATAACGCCTTTCGCCTTGTTTGGCAAAAATTGTTTGTGTATAGGTTACGCCATTTGTACAATCCCACGATTGATAAATGTCGTGGCGGTTAATACTTGTGTCTTCTTGAATTTTGTCTGCATTTGTTGTGCCGTCGGGTGATGTTGTGGCATTTGCGGAAATTGTGCTATTTCGTTTGGTGTAAACAGCATTATCAAATTGCTCACTATATAAAATATTATTCGTACTCTGCTTCTCCAACAACAAACTTGGACACCCGCCCCCGCCATTTTGATAAGTTAGGCGTGGAACATTTAAGCGGTCGGTAGTGGGGAAATAGGGTTTGGCGGTTGAGCCGATGTTTAGTTGTGCGCCGTAAACAAATGCACTACGCGTTCCCGTGGTTGATATTGTAAAAACTCCCGTTGTAATACTTCCACCTGCTAAATTTGCCGACAAACTAACGCGATACCAACCATTACCAACATTTTCTATTGAACCCGTGCCAATTGAAGCCGTATAAGTTCCATTCGCAAAATTTATTTCACCCAACCCCACAAATCCCGTTGATATATTATAAATATATGTTTGAATTAAATTTGTGCCATTATTTTTTAAGTATTGTGATAAAGTGTAAGTATTTGCAGTAATTGTAAACGATGCAAAATTGTGTAAATTAATTTCATTGCCACTTGTTGCCGTTATTGTATCGGCAGTTAAAGTTCCATTGGGCGCAGTTGTTGAATTGCTCGTAACCGTATTCCCCGCTTCCGCATACCAATACGCATTACTAAAATCCTCGCTATACTCCAACAAATTCCACGGCGTAACCTCCACCAATCCCGCACTATTTACCCGTGTTCCGTTACTAGAACGGGTAAAACTTAAATCCCCGCTTCCGTCGGTTGGGACTGCACTATAAACTTTGTCTTCCGAATAACCGGATGGAATCATGATCAATGATGCCGCATTCAATAAATCTGACATATTATAAATTATTTAGTTTATTCAACAAACATGAAATGCCTTCATAATATCCGCCATCGGCGGTGATGCGCGCTTTGTAAGCCAATACAATGGACCAACCTTGGCCCCTATAATTCGCCCCGCCTCGCGTGCCAATTCCGAGTGTTTGCGATGTTAACATGATATTTGATTAATAACCAATAACCGATCCGGATGAAATAACAAATCCAACAATTTTGAAACCTTTTCCGGCGGGCAAATATGCGCCTTGTTGAAAGGTGATTGATGACATCCCGCGCGCACTCAAAACATTGGTGCCGCTTGATTCATTGTCGCCTTGAACCGAAAATGATGTAAAAATTGTGTCCTCTTGTGGGACGATTGCGTCATAGGAAACACCGGTCACTGTTGCGGCCCCATGTCTTTTGAATCCTTGTGAACCCGCGATGATATCTGCGCTTGCTTGTGCCATAATGGTTCAAAAATAATCGCATGACATTAAACAATTACAACAATTATGGATGCGCTGCAATTATAAACCACTCGATGCCATCCGATTGAATGGTGTGCGATTGATAATTAGTATTCAAATTAAAATGATCCGCGCCATTAATTGTTTGTCCACCCAATGCATTTATTGTCGCATTATGGGCTGATCCCAATTTAACAAAACAATATTTTTCACCTTTCCACAATGTTGCCGATGGCAAATTGATTGTGATATTACCGGTTGCACAATTTAAGGTGTGCAATTGATAATTTGTAAGCAATGAATGCACCCCCGCGGTGTATGTTGTCACTGTTCCTTCTTCGATCAATTTCCATGTCACTAATTCGGTTGAATCAGTATATTTCAATTTAACAACCCATTGTGTATCTTGTGTGGGTTGTGTTGTTGGTGCCTGATCAGCATAATTCACCAAATGTTCCAACACCTGATTTGGGACATTTTGAATGTAACTTGACAAACTTGTGATTGTTTGTTCTTGTGCATTTATGCGATCGCCAATGACTTGTGTCGGACTTTTGCCAATGCGCAATCCTTCACCGGTTGTTGTTAAATCAGCATACACCGGGCTGACTGCCAACCATTCGCCATTCCATTGTTCTGATCGCCCTGAATATTGAACCCCATTTAATAACCAAGTATAATTGTCAAAATAAAGGGATTTTATTGGTGAATATGATCCCGAATCAATCCAATTTCCTTGAATGATTGGAACAAAATTTGCATAAAGGCCGGACAAAGTATTTCCCAACATTTTGGTCAATGTTCCGGTTGTTATTGAATCATATCCCGCATGCCAATCAGTTTCCAAAATTGTATTTGTTCCATCGCTTACCAATATATTTCCAACTGAAAATTTGTTTGGCGCGGTATAATATGAAACATCAATTTCAACATTGCTTGAATTAACTGAACTCGATGATGATGGGAAAAATTGTTCCGCTAAGTCATAAACAAGATCAGGGTTTTGATATGCTGATGAATCAGCAAATGCAACTTGAATTGCACCCCAAAATTCTTTGTTCACCAATGCGGATGATTTCCATCCGGTTAATTTAGTGTAAGTAATTTCAGCCGCTTTGACATAATCAATTTTGATATATAATTTGTCATAACCAATCGGCGCGGTTGTTAATGATTTTTCCCAAACCATGTCAACCCATGTCCCTTTCATGTCAAGGGTGATTTTTTCAACCAATTCGCCGGTTGCAACCCCCACCGATGACCAATATCCGCTGCCATTGGCTTGCATCTTTGCGCCTGATGAATTTTCAACCCAAATCATGACATTCATAAATGTCCGGTCCTCTTTCTTCGTCCCGCTTGCCCGATAAATTTCAGATTTGGAAATAACCCGAATTCGCATTGGTGCCGAATCTGGTGTTGATCCGGTTGGGATTTGTGTTGAAATCAATTCAAATGCCGGGGTCGCTTTGTCATCATATGATCTGACTTTCTTTGCGCCCATTTGCCTTTTTTGATTGATCACCAATTTTTGAATGGCTGGTTGATAAGTCAAAGAAGGTTTTGCCATCCATTCAGGGCGCGCATGGGACCCAATTGTTTGGCGGTGTGAATAGGTTGATGCACCTTGATATCCCATTGTATAGGAATACCGGCGATAAGCAATTGTAGAACCCGCATATCCATTTGCAGCATAGAACCAATATGATCCCTTATCATGCATGAATCGGCATCCAAAATTGATTGCAAGCATTTCGATTGCCTTTCTGCAATCAATCATATTTAATGGCTCATAAATGCCATTGATGACATCAATTGATTTGACATCTTGGAATGGATCATAATCAGGCAAAAAAGTATTGATGTCTAAATACATGACATCCAATCCCTTTCTAACTGCATTTGTTGCATAAATTACCGATGCATCATAAAAATATGAATTGCTGATTCCAAGGGTAACCCAATAATTATATAAATTTAATTTTTCAAGACATTTTCGGATCAGATATGTTGGTTGAATCTTTCCATCGGTGAACCATGATTCATCCACTTTGAACCCCTCCATCAATTCCAATCCATCAACCGCCGTCAAATCAATGATTGGTTTTGATGCAATTGATTCCCGCAATCGGGTCATTTGATCCGCAACAACTCGCCCGATAAAAAATGGCGCATTATCTCGATAAACAATTAAGGCCCAATAATTTTCAAGATTGGTTGACAATGAAATAAAATCATCCAACACTGTTTGATCAGGAATGACCCATTGTGTTGAAACTTTTGATGATCTGATTGGCGATTCATACCATGGTGTTCCTTGGCCTTGAATTTCTAAATTGAAACCATCTGATGCCAATATTAATTCAGTTGATGAATTAAGCGATTGTAATTTGGTTAATAAGCATGATGAACCTTCTTGATAACCTCCGGCGGCCAATACCCTTTCGGCATATAATCGCGCGGTGATTTCCGGTGTGGTTCCTGATGCGGAATCCCATAATTCAACCCGATATTGATTGTTGGTTATTGAATAGAATGAACCAAAATATTTCCTTGCCATTATCCGCGCTTTGAATCTTTGTTATATCTTTCCAATACAATCGCCAAATCGCGCCCCTGAATTGTTGTTGATGCAATATACCCGCTTGATTGATCTGATCGCATTAATGTCTTTAATTTGCTTAATGGTGCAATAACTTCGGGATTTGATCTTGCACCGGGATATTCACCCATCAAACCTAATGTCGGACCGCTAACAATACCACCATCGGCAAATGCTGGCACCGATGGACCTTTTGACATTGTGTTTTTAATTGTTGCGCCAATGGCTACCAATGCAATACCGGCCGCTAATGCAGCGCGCCAATCTGAAAATGCGGTTTTGAATTTTTCAACACCAATTGCATAGGTAATTAACAATTTACCAACTGTTGACATAAATCCACCCAATGCCATAATGATTGCATCACCAAAATTTGCCATGGCATCTTTTTGTCCTGACAATGCACCGCCAATTGCTTCGCCAAAACCAACTGCAATATCAACACCTAATGCGGAAATTGCCGCGCCAATATCTTGTGTTAATTTGTCAAAATCTTGAACTACTTGTGAATAGGATTTGGGATCAATTTTGACCTGAATCAAAACCGGTGCAATCGCAGTCCCGGCAATCATATTTGCACCGCTGAATTTTTTTGATTTTAATTCATCCGATACGGCCTTTTCTTTTAACTTTTTATTTCGTTCAATAAAGAATTTTTCAGCATCATTTGTCGCTTGCCCTTGGGCTTTAATCAATGCGATTGAATCGTCAAATTCTTTTTGTTGCGCCTTCTTTTTTGCTTCGCGCCTTTTTTCGCCATTGGCAATTGATTGACTTGTTTGCAGTTCTTCGATTTTGCCTTCGGTTTCTGATATGTTTCGTCTAATTTGTAAATATTGTGCCGAATATTTGTCATAACCGGCCAAATTGGATTCCAAATTGGATTTCCTTTTTTGCCAAAATGCAATTTCAATTTGTGTTTGTTCCTTATCACTTGCACCGCGCAATTTGGCGGCATCCAATTCTTTCTTCAACAATTGATCGGCGATTTCCATCCCGTTTTTTGATGCTTCTTTGGATGATTCCGCTTGCTTGTTATATGCCTCGGTTAATGTATTAACCGCTTTTGTTGTGTCTTTTGTTTTGTCCTTGACATTGGAAAATGCTGATGCAATCAATCCGATTGCAACCAAGATTGCGCCCGCGCCGGTTGCTATTAATGCGCCGGCATAAACCCGCGCCGCAACTGTTGCTTGACCCATCACATAGGTTTGAATTCGCATTGCTGCGGTGTTTAATCCAACCATGAATGCGCTTTCGGCTTGCAATGCACTTTGAAGCGCTTGCAATCCATTAACCAAGGCCAATGCACCTTGCAATTGCACCATGGTTTTTTGCAAATCCTTTGATTCAATTCCCATCAATGCCGCCGCGCCTTCAACCGCGCTGAATGCACCGGCTAAACCTTGAACACCACCCAACACCGCATCCAATCGCCTTGTATCGCTGGCAAAATACCCAATTTCCGCCCGCATATCACCAACTGAATCTTTGATCCGGCCGGCCTCTTTGATCACTTCATTTGCAAATTGTTGAAATTCAGGACCCAATGATCGGGCCGTCATTGCAATATTTTGCATTTGTCGCACAGTTGCCATTGATGGCTTTGATGCGGCCAACTTGGCAAACTGATCTTGCATCCCTTTGATGGCCTCACCGGTCGCGCCTGACAAATCTTTGCCGGCTTTTTGGGTTGCAACAACCGCCGCATCCAATCCCTTTTTAAGGTTTTGAATATCGGCCCCGATGATGATATTGAGTGATTGGGATTTGGCCATTATTTGTTGTAATTAATGATATAATCTTGGGCAATATGATAAATCCCCGCAAATCCCGCATTATCTTCACTAATATGCGCTTCGCCATCATATTCAATTGCTTGAACATAAACCGAATTGAAAGTCGCTGGCAATGTCTTTTCCATTGCGGTTCGAACTAAATCCGCAACTTGAACCGCACTTTGATAAGTTGTTCCAAATGAATTAATTTGAACCCTTGCAAAATCTGATTCAGATGGACCCGATTTTGATGGATGCGGAATCACTGAAACCAACTGATAAGAAATCGCCGGAAATGATGATTCTTGTGGGATCCTTAATGGATTGATTCGGGTCGAAACAACCGCCGTCAATGCTGAATTATTGGATAAAATATTGTATACTGCATTTATGGCTTTCATGCTTCGGCTGGCGGGGTTAACTTCGCAAATATATCCGCATATTGAGTAATTTTTGCAACAATATCATCCGGCTGCATCATTTCCCACGGAAATGCCATCAACTTATTTGGGGCGATGGGTTTTTTCAAATGCGGTGAAATTATTGTCGCCGCCATCCATCGGGTCATTTCCCATTGGTTTTGAAATTCCTGATATTGCGAATTGCGCATGCCAACCAATCGGGCGCGCCAATATCTTGGTGAACATCGACCAAAATCGATTTCATTCATGCCCATTTCGCCGAATGAAATTTGTTCGACTTTTCGCCATGTCAATGGTGGGCCTTCATTGCTGGCAATTACTTTTTTTCTTCGGTTTCTTCGATTGTGAAAAAATCGGTGATGGCTTCTGAAAATCCATTCAATGCCGGCAATAATTCATTGTATTTTTTAATTAATCGGCCAATCTCGGATGCATTTGAAAATGGTGATTTTTCACCTTTGATTTCATAACCTTCTAAAATTCCATAGAATGCACAAACCAATGATAAATCCAAAGTTTTTGCCATGTCCAAATGTTTTTGCAAATCCGCAAATGATTCCATTCCAATATCAGACATGACATTGCGCAATGAATTCATATTAAAAATAAGGGGATGACTTGCACCCCCTATTTCAATTTTATTTTTCATGCCACAAATATAGGCAAATTAATTAAGCCATTGTAGAAACTGTCAATGCGCCGGTTCCTTGAATTGATGCAGTGAAAGTTGAAACCGCATTTTGTGGTGCAGTTAATTTCAAATCGCTAAATAATGCCGCGCCGCTTAATTTCAAATCACCGGTGATTGCTGATGTCATCACAATTGTGATTTCCGTTCCGGCCATCAAATCGGTCATGATTTCTTTCCAACTAATCAATGCGCCAACTGATGCATCTTCTTCAAACATACCTTCAACCGACATTGTATATCCATACTCACCCGCGATATATTCTTTCGCGCCGGCTGAATCTTTGTTGGTTGTTTCAATCATGTCCTTTGTGATTGTAAAATCATTTGATGTCGCATTTGCGATTTTGGTGTTGACTGTCGCGATTACCTTGTAAATCGAGATCAGGGTTCCATTGGTGATGCCTGTGCTTGCCATATTATTATATTTTTATTTTTTATTTTGTTGAAATATTGTTTTTTTTAGCCAAATCAATAATGCGCTTTCTGATATTTTCATTGATCGCTTCGGCAATTCTATTTTTGTGCATGTCAAATGCTGGTCGCATAAATGGGTGCATTGGAATCCGACCGCGATGCGCCCCCGATTTTGTGAACCTTTCTGCCTGACCTCCAAATTCATACCATAATGCCAAATATCCATGTTCACTGCGCAAATTGGGCGCAATCATCACTGTGTATTTATATTTTGCATCTGAATTGGATATAAACCCGATTGAACTTGCCAATTGTCCTGAATCATGCGGTGCCAATGATTTTGCGGTGTCAATGACTGGCCTTGCCAATTCTCGAATATCTGCGCGCAATTTTTCGGTGTCAATTTCAACACCAATTTTTTGCAATGCATCAATTGTTTCCGCCAATCCTTGAACCTGATTTTTCATTCTACCAATTCGCCTTGAATTTTCAAATACATGTCGCGATCAATATTCGCAATGTTGATGATGTTAAAATTTCTTGAATCCCAAACAATGCGGTGTTTCACCTGAACTGATGAATTGTATCGGATGGTGAATTGCACTGTTTGTTTGTGTTCCCTTCGGTCCGCATCAACACTTTCAATTCCTGATTCGGCTTCTTGAATGCGGGACCATGCGGTTGCATATTCTGACCATGATTGCAATTTTTCACCGGTGTTTGTATCAATGCTTTCTGAATAAGATTGCAAAGAAACCAATTGATCCATCAA